GTTGCTAGAAAAGGAGTTGAACTTGCAATAGAAAAATTAATTACAAAAGAAAAAGAAAAACAAAGAAATTTATCTGCGGCATCAGGAAATCCATTAGCAATACTTTCATTTTTTGGTGGTTTTTTTGCAAATGGTGGAAGACCACCAGTAGGGCGACCATCAATAGTTGGAGAAAAAGGTGCTGAGTTATTCGTACCTGACCAAGCGGGTACAGTTGTACCAAATAATCAACTTGGTATGTCAAAACCAGTAACAGTAAACTTTAATATTAACACTGTTGATGCAAGAGGTTTTAATGAATTATTAGTTAATAGCAGAGGTGTAATTGTAAACATGATTAACAGTGCTGTTAATGAAAAAGGTAAGGCGGCATTGATATGAGTGGTTCTTTACCTAATACAGCGTTCAACGCTATTAATTTTAAATCAAATCAAAAAACTTTATTTAGTGAAACTGATAGTGGCAAAACATTTAGGAGACAAGTACAAGGTCAAAGGTTTAGTTTTACAGTTTCATACCCTCCAATGACTCGTGCAGATTTTGCACCAATAATGGCATTTATAATTAAACAAAGAAGTCGTAAGGAAGATTTTACAATTACTTTACCAACTACGTTTGATAGTCAAGGTAACGAGACAGGAACTTTATTAGTAAATGGTTCTCACTCTGCGGGAGATACAACCATAGCTATTGATGCTTTTGCTGGCGATGGTGCTGGAAGATTAAAAGCGGGAGACCTTTTGAAATTTGCACATGATAAATTATACATGGTGGTTGCAGATGTTACCTCATCTAGCAATGCCGCAACTGTTACTATTGAACCACCACTTAGAACTGCATTAGCTGATAATAGTTCAGTTACTTATAAATCTGTACCAGCGACAGTTCATTTAAATAGCGATATGCAAGAGTTTGAAACAAGTGCAAATGATAAAGATGGTAATTTACTTTTTAATTTTGAGTTTGATGTTATTGAGAGTTTATAATGGCAAGAGGATTATCGAGTTCGGTAAAAACACAATTAGCAACTGGAATTATTGACCCCGTTGTTTTAGTAGAAATAGGCTTTGGAACACCTATATATTTAACAAATGCTAGCTTTGACATAACATCAAGTGTATCTGGCTCATCAAGAACATATTTATCAAATGGACATCTTCGTAGTATTACTGGTGTAAGTGAAACAAATAAACCTACAAAAAACTCATTATCTGTTAGTTTATCGGCTGTAGATCAAAGTTATGTATCAGTAGCACTTAACGAAAATATTATCAATGATGATGTTTTTATTTATAGGGGATATTTAGATAACAACAACTTTTTAATAAATGACCCATTTTTATTATTTTACGGAACAATAGATGAATATAAAATAAGCGATAATACTACCACTGCTAATTTAATACTAACTGTTACCTCCCATTGGGGAAATTTTGATAAAACCAGCGGAAGAACTACAACAGATAATTCTCAACAAAGATTTTTTAGTGGCGATAAAGGTATGGAATTTTCAGCCTTAACTGTAAGAGATATTAGATGGGGTAGAGAATGACAAGTGTTCATTTATACCAAGCACAGAAAAAAGACATTCAAGATTTAAATGTTTTAATTCAAGATTGGAAAAAAATTGATTTAGTGGATTGTAATTTTCCTGAATTAGATGCTGTAAAAGTAAATCAATATTTAAATAAATTTTTAACAAATGGAAAAATTATTTGTATTAAAGATTTAGATAGAGATAAAATGGTCGGGTGTTGTATTTTTAACAAATCTGAATATTGGTTTAGTAAGCAAAGAATTATGATTATACAAATGATATATATTGAAAAAAAATTTAGAAATTACAAATTAGTCAAACAGTTGATTGATATGATAAAAAAAGTTTCTGACAATAATCCTATTGTATTATCAATAACATCTAAATTAGACATAGACCCCGTTTTTGAAAGATTAGGTTTTGAAAACATGGGTAATAATTGGAGATTAACTTAATGGGCGGCTGGAATCCTCTTGAAGATGTAATTGATTTTGTAGAAGATGTAGTTGATGTAATTGTTGATCTTGTAGAAGATGTTATAGGCTGGTTAATACCAATACCAGAAATTCCTGATTTTGGAGACATACAACCAGATCAAAATGCAAAAGGTGTATTAGTTAATAAATTTAGTGCAAATGCACACATACCAGTAGTTTACGGAACTAGAAAAGTTGGTGGAAATGTTGTTTTTTTAGAAACATCAGGTACAGACAACGAATTTTTGTATATGGCTATAATAGTTTCGGAGGGCGAAATAGATGACATAACTAAAATATTTGTAAATGACAATGAGGTTACTTTCGATGGGGACTTAGCAGATAACACTCAAAGAACTGTTGCTAGTTCTGATGCAAATTATTTTAAAGCACCAGATGATGACTCTAGTGCTGAAAGTTTAATTACAGTTGAACCTCACTATGGAACTGATTCTCAAAGTGTATCTGGTTTATTAGATGAATTATCCTCATGGACATCGAACCATAGGCTCAGGGGGTTAGCTTACATAGCACTTAAATTTAAATGGAACTCAGATGCTTTTGGTTCTCTTCCTACTGTAAATGCTATTGTAAAAGGTAAGAAAGTTTATAATCCAAATTTAGATAGCACTGTAACTGGTGGTTCAGGCTCTCATAGAGCAGATACATCAACTACATGGGAGTATTCAGATAATCCAATTTATCAGCTTTTAGATTATTTGCGTAATGACAGATTTGGTATGGGAATACCTAATAGTTATTTTGATTCAAATTTTGCTGATTGGCAAGTAGCTGGCGATGTTTGTGATACAGATATAACACCTTTTTCTGGTGCTAGCACTATTGATTTGATGGATAGTCATACAGTGGTTGATACATCGAAAAAAGCTATTGATAATGTTAAAGATTTTGTAAGAGGCTCAAGATCATTTCTTAATTTTAGTGCTGGAAAATATAAAATACTTGTAGAGGGTTCAGGTTCAGCATCTATAACTCTTACAGAGGATAATATTATAGGTGGTATTCAAATATCCAGTAAAAATAAAAATTCTCGTTATAATAGAGTTATAGTTAATTTTACAAATCCTGATAAAAATTTTCAGTCAGACACAGCACAATTTCCCCCAGTCGATGAAACAGGATTAGCAAGTGCAGATACTTTTTCTAATATGCAAACAGCAGATGGAGGTTTGTTGTTAGAATCTCGTTTTGATTTTTCTATGCTTAATAATCCACATCAGGCTCAGGAAATGGCTGAGGTAATTCTAAGACGTTCAAGAACAAGTTTAGATATAAATATAAAAGCAGATGCAACAGCTTTAGATTTGAGTATTGGAGATATTGTTAATGTGAGCCACTCCACGCCATCTTTCTCGGCTAAACCCTTTCGTGTTCAGGGAATTACACTCAATACAGATCATACAGTAAGTTTACAATGTTCAGAACACCAAGACAGTTATTATGCTTTTGGAACGCAAGTTGCACCAGCAACTATACCAGATACTACTTTGCCAAACCCATTTAGTGTCCAACCACCAGCAAGTGTTTCATTAGATGATGAGTTGATCGAATATGCAGATGGAATTGTTATAACAAGATTATTAATTACAATAGGAGTTTCTCCAGATAAATTTGTTGATAAATATGAAGTACAAATAAAACAAACATTAGACCCTGATGGTAATTCTGTAAGTGATTCGTTTAGAGAAATAGCAACTGGAAAAACACTTAATTATCAACATTTAAATGTTATAGATGAGGCTACTTATCAGGTAAGGGTAAGAGCCATAAATACTATTGATTCTAAATCAACATTTGTATCAGCAACTCGTAAAATTGTTGGAGGAGTTGATGTTCCCTCCGATGTTGAAGATTTTGCTGTCGAAATGCATGGACAACACCAAATGAAATTAACTTGGACTCCACCTAGTAAAAACAGTGATTTAGATATTTCTTATTACGATATTAGATTTCAAGATGTGCTTACGGGTGCTAAATGGATTAATTCAACTAATTTAGTAAGATGTCCTCGTAGAAAATGTGACTCTGCAATCATTCCAGCCAGAGTTGGCAGTTATCTTATAAAAGCGGTGGATAAAAATGCTAACAGTTCTGCAACTGAAACGATCATCACTACTAATATATCAGGCATACAGGCTTACAAAACAGTGTCTAATTTTACAGAAACACCAAATATATTTACTGGTGCAGATCAAATGGATGGAACTTTACCACTAGCTGTAAAAATAGACGCATCGGGAGACACTATAATTACACTTGATACAGTTACCAATTTTGACGATACTGTAGGTAATTTTGATAGCCCTACGGGAGACTTTGAACTAGGTGGTACAGATACAACTTCAAATCCTAATTTTAATAACAAAAACAGGGACGCAAAAGGATTTTACAATTTTTCTAACTCAATATCATTGTCTCAAATATATGATGGCGATGTAGTACCTAGTATTACTCTTGATGCAGAAAACCCTTATGATTTATTTGATTCAGGTAGAGGTGCATTATTTTTTGATTCAGCTAAAGCACCCTTTGACGGCACTGAGCAATTACACGCTTTCCATAGGGTACAAATAGCAACATCGACTACATCACTTGCAGATTGCACATCTTTTGGGGATATAACACAATCAGCAACATTTAAATTTAAATTTGCTAAATTTAGATTAAAACTAACAAACGATGATGACCAAACATCTAGTAATGTAAAATCTATTGCTATTAAATTAAATATTGAAGAAAGAACTTTTGCAGAAAGTAATTTAGCAACATCATCAGGTTCAAAAACAGTTACATTTACAAACCCATTTTTTGAAGTGCCAGCACTAGGCATAGCGGCTCAAAATATGCAAACGGGAGATACATTTACAATCAGTTCAAAAACTGTTAATGGTTTTACCATAGCTTTTGTAAATTCAAGTGGCTCGGCAGTTGATCGTACATTCGACTATATTTGTAAAGGTTTCGGATTGCAAAGTTAAATAAGAAAGGATATAAATTTATTATGGCTCAAGTATCAGATGTAATTTTAGCGAATCAAGGTTTTAGTGCATTTCGTACTGAACTAAATAATATTTTATCAGCTTTAAATTCGATGCACTCAGGCACATCAAGACCTAGTTCAGCAACTACTGGGACTATGTGGCTTGATACAACAAATTCAGGCTCAAATAGTTTAGAGATTAAATTTTTTGATGGTAGCGAAGATATATCTGTTGCAACTGTTGATACATCTGCAAATACAATAAACTTTTTAGATAGTGTTGTAACAGGAGTAAATCTAGTAACCGACACCACACCACAATTAGGAGGAAATTTAGATACTAACGATAAAGAAATAGCTACTGTTTCAAATAGAGATTTAGTATTAGCACCTAATGGAACTGGTGCAGTAGAAATAAAAGGTAATTCAGCATCAGGAAAATTACTTTTTAATTGTGAGGCTAATTCACATCATGTTTCACTACAAGCACCAGCACATTCTGCATTTTCGGGTAATGTTGAATTTACTTTACCAACAAGTGTTGGAACAAATGGACAAGTTTTAACTACTAATGGTTCAGGTGTATTATCGTTTACAACTATATCTGCTGGAACTAATCCAACTGTTGCAAATGTATCACAAACAATCGCACCATCTAGTGCTACAACAATAAATATTACAGGAACAGATTTTGTTTCTATTCCACAAGTTGATTTTATAAATGCCTCAACTGGTGCTGTTACAAGAGCAAATACAGTATCATTTACTAATGCTACAACACTTTCAGTAAATTTAACTTTAGCATCAGGAAACTATTTTGTCAGAGTTGAAAACCCAGATGGTTTAGCTGGTAGATCAACAAATAATATTATTACAGCATCTACAGCACCTAGTTTTTCAACATCAGCAGGTTCTTTAGGCACTATTGCAGGTAATTTTTCAGGAACAGTTGCTACTGTTGCAGGTTCTTCTGATAGTTCAATAACTTTTTCTGAAACAACAAATGTTTTAACAAATGCCTCACAAGCAAACTGTGCTTTAAATTCATCTACAGGTGCTATAACAACAACTGATTTTGGTGGCAGTTCAACTACAGCAACAACATATAATTTTACACTAAGAATAACTGATGCAGAGGGTCAAACAGTAGACAGAGATTTTAGTTTGACATCTAATTTCGGTGCAACAGGTGGAGGACAATTTAACTAATGGCTAGTACATATTTAACAAGAACACCAAGTTCAACAGGTAGTCAAACTAAATTTACTTTTAGTTGTTGGTTAAAAAAATGTTCAATAGGTGTTAAAGGTGCTTTATATTCTTGTGGTAATGCAACAAATGCAAATTATTATACTGATGCAAGATTTAGTACAGAAGACAAATTAACCTTAAATTGGTATGATGATAATGGAAACCATACCATTACAACTAATCAACTATTTAGAGATAGTAGTGCATTTTATAACATTGTTATTGCTTGGGATACTACACAAGCTACAGCAAGTAATAGAGTTAAAATTTATGTAAATGGTACTCAAATAACATCATTTTCGAATGCTGATTATGTAAATCAAAATCAAGCAATGTTATTTAATACTGTTTCAAAACCAATAGATATTGGTAGGAGAGTAAATAATACTGACTATTTAAATGGTATTTTAAGTCATGTACATGGAATAGATGGCACAGCTTATGACGCATCAGCATTTGGTTCAACAGACAGTACAACTGGAGAATGGAAAATAAATACTTCTCCTAGTGTAACTTATGGAACTAATGGTTTCTTTATTTTAAAAGATGGTAACTCAGTAACAGATCAATCTGGTAATTCTAATAACTTTACAGTAAGTGCAGGTACACTTACAAAAACAGAAGATAATCCAAGCAACAATTTTGCTACATTAAATCCTTTATTTCATAAATCAGAAAAAATAACTTTTTCAAATGGAAATAATACAGCATCAGAACCATCTGGTAATAGTACATCTTGGACTACTAGATGGGGTATATCTAGTATAGGTTTTTCTTCTGGTAAGTTTTATGCTGAAGCTAAAATTTCAGATTATGGAAGTGGTCAACTTTATCCAATAGGTATTGTAAGAGATGAAAATATTCCTAATATAGATTCTTCAATAGGAAGTAATGGTTGGGGATATTATACATTAGCTAGTGGTGGTGGAACAATTATTGGAAGTGAAGATGGAACAAATTTACAAACAAGTCTTGGTGCTTCTACAACTGGAGATATTATAGGTCTTGCTGTTGACGCAGATAATAATACATTACAATTTTACAAAAATGGTTCAACACTAGGCTCACAAGTTACAGGTATAACAGCAGGTACATATTTTATAGGTTGTAATGCTTATGCAAATTTTGGAATACAAATGAATTTCGGCAATGGCTACTTCGGTTCTACTCAGATTAGTAGTGCAGGAACTAACGCAAGTGGAATAGGAATATTTGAATATGATGTTCCAAATGGATTTA